TTCTGTTGAGTCGTCTGCGGCAATATTAAATTTGTATGTTCCTGCTAGACTAGGTAAGTCTACTAGATCATTGTATGAACCAGATGTTGCTACTGTTGCAAAGTTTACATTTGAAGCACTGGTAACTAACCCTTTTGCGTTCACTGTAACTGTGTTAAATGTTCCTACATTTGAGTTTACAGTATCTAGTGTAAGTGTAACTGTGCTTGCACCGCCTGCCAAAGCACCACCAGTGCTTCCACTCATGTCACCGTCAAATGTAATGTTTGGTCTACCACTCAAGTCGCCATAACTTCCGCTTGTTGAAACTGCGGCAAAACCTGCTTCAGTAATTGTTCTGTTTATAAATTGTCCTGAACTGTATTGTAAAAGTTCGCCATCAGTAATACCTGACAGTGTTACATCATTTAAATCGTCTATGCTTTCATTATTGATATTAGAAATAAATGCTGTTGTTGTATTATCGTAATTTGATAGATCATTGTCAACTGCGATTGTGATATCACCTTCTGCATTTGAACTTGTTGATACTAAACCACCATCTCCGAGAATACCTAAACTTTCTCCACCTTGTACAATTCTTACTGTGGAATCATCTGCACGTATTTCAACACGACCAATGGCTCCAGCAACAATTTCTTCAGCACTTTGTAGGCTGATTGTAACAGCATCTGAATTTGGGTCAACAGTAAAATTAACTCCTGCTCCACCAATTACTGTAAGTGTGTCATTATCTGCATCTGCAACCACCTGTCCGGCGCTACTAACACCGTTTTGGAAGTTCATTATGCGAAAGGAATCTATTACTTTTACTGTCATATTTCTCGGTTCTCCTACGTGTATTTACCGTAGATAAAAGAATAGAGACAAAGTTTCCAATGCCTCTATTCTACTTCTATAATGTATTTTTCTATAATATGTATCGCCTATGGCGTGGAAAGATCCTTCTTTGTTGACTTCTTTTTGTTATAGGTAATGTATTGTGTAATATAGTGTATTTATTAGGTGCAACTTTTCTGTTGCCAGGTAAGTTGCCAACCCCGTAGGACTACGCCGCTAGGCGTAATTCTTCAGATGCAAAATTATCGTTTGCATTTATGGTTTTTGGACAAATAGCGTGAGTCTCCCCATATTTGCTCGGTCGTTCCTTACCGGTAATCTCTTTCATTCTTAACAAGCCGATCGATCCTAGTTCACCCCCATCATAAGCACTCTGTTTAGTTCTTTACGATCCACCCTCGTCAGGTTGGGATAGAGTGCTTATGGTGGAGGTGCAGGGTACCGCCCCCTGGTCTCGTACTTGTGACATACAATGACGTCAACAATTACCCTATATTTATAGCACCTTAATTTGGAAATGTCAAGATATAAAGTGCGTATTTTTTTAATTAAATGATAACTAACGTCCAAGAAAATAGCCAAACAACTAACCAAGGAGGGTTATGGCAAAGATGAGAACTTTTACCTTCACGGACGGTGATAAGGTAGAAACTAAAGAAGCAGTAAGTTATAAAAAAGCAGTCAAATCATTTCAATCAGGTACACAGAGTAAATTTGTGAAAGTAGAATGGGAAGCCAAAAAAGGCGACATCTACGAAATGATCCAACCACTACCTATGGGTAGAAGCAAAAAGTTAGGCAGGTAGTCTATGAAATTACACAAAGGATATGAACGTCATATTTCAACGCCTAAGAAAACAAGTCAATCAGGTAAGAAACGTTCGTGCAAGATGAGTTCAATGAACAAGTCTAAAAAACGTAGTCTTAAATTTTATAAAGGACAAGGAAAATAATGGCTGGTATAAAACAAAGAGGGATAATTTCAGTTCAAAGTAAGCGTTATTGGAAAGGCGAAGAAGTAAAACCCTGTAGATATTATTCTGACGCAGAACGTGTTAGAGGAATAATGTGTGGTACAGTTAACGGTGAAATAATTAGAGATAAAGACGGTAAAGTTATACCGTACAAATCAATTTAGCCACCTGCAAAAACATTAGAAGATCCAGCGGCAACACTCGTGCATCCGCTGATTCCGTCGCCTATTCTACCACAGCCTTTACCGTTTACAAAAACAGTAGTAGATCCAACGGCAATAGGAGCCGCATGTGCTGGACACGGAACACCTGGTAGTAGGTGTGTTGTGTTTACATCGCCTTGTCTAGAAATAGCAATACCATTAGCAAACACTGTTGGCGAACCAACTGCTCTAGTCATTCCCGAACAATGTGCTACGTCTGCATCACCTATTCTTGTTATTGCTGGCATTTCTTTCTCGCTCCATTAGTGTTTGTAATCTAAAGTTCCACTTATCTATTTCGTCATGCTGTTCTTCAGTATGCGGAGGTTCTGGAATCTCAGGCACAAATTTAATAACATGGTCGAAGTCCTCAGGAATATCATCCCAAGAGTTTACTGTTACTTCTTTACCTTCAACTAGAAATACAAACTCGTGCATACGAGTATTTATTTTGTTTTAAGTGCGTTTGCTAGGCCAGCCGGAGCAGTTACTAATCCTGATGTTTGTTTTTGATATGCTTCAGCAAACTGCTTCATTGTTTTTGTAATGATTGTTACACTTGATTTAGGAAATAAGTGTGATTTGTCTACTTCTGCTGTAAAAAGATATTGTTGTAATCCAATACCTCCTTGACCCATTACTAGTGTAAGGGGAGTTTTAATCTTGTAAGCATCGTCTTTTTCTTCAATAAGTTTGCCTACTAATTCTTCGCCGGAAGTTAGTTTAAGTGTAACTATGTCTCCGTCTTTGTATGGTGCTTCGATTAACATAATTTATAGTGTATGTCCTGTTCCGTTGTATCCTGTGTCATCTACGTATTTCGTAAAAGCATCATAGCCACCGATTTTCTTTCCGTTGATAACAATTTGTGGAACTGTTCTTGCGTTTGGAAATTGTTCCATTAGTTCTTCTCTTGTGTAATCTGTTCCTAGTGATTTGTAAGTGTAATTAAATCCTCTAGTTTCGCAGAAACTCTTTGCCTTGTCGCAAAAGGGACACTGAGGTTTTCCATATATTTCTATCATAGTTTAAAGTCCTTAAATGTATCTTTACTTATATCTTGCTTTACTCCACCGATCAAATATGATTCAACTTCTGTTTCTTGTGGAGCAACCTGTAGACCCGCAGAACTTAACCAATGCTGTGTCCAAGGTAGTGGGTTAGTGTTAAGTGGGCGATCATAAATCATATTCAAGCCTAAGGCTTTTAATCGCTTGTTGGCAATAAACTCAACATAAGCGTGTAGCAAGTTTGAATTCAATCCGATCATTGAACCATCCTTGAAAAGGTAATCCGCCCAACGTTTTTCTTCTTCAACACATTCACGCCAAAGTTCGTATACTTCAGGCTCAAGTTCTTTTGCGATCTTTTTAAAGTCCGGATCGTCATCGCCTTTTGCCCAGTGCTTGAGAATGTGTGTTGAAAGGTTAAGGTGTGTTGCTTCATCACGTGCAATAAGTGAAATAATCTTAGCACTACCCTCCATTAACTTTAACTCTCCAAATGCGAAAGTACAAGCAAATGAAACATAGAAACGCAAGCCTTCTAGTATGTTAACGGTCATCATGGCTTTATACAATGCTTTTTTTACATCATAGATATCGCCTTTGCCTTTGTTAAAATAATTACTAGCAATTTCATTAAATTCATCATAATGTTTGGTTACACTAATAGCACGTTCAATGATACGCTCATCATCTAGGATAGTGTCAAACACTTCACTAGGATTTGCATATACATTTTTTACAATGTGTGTATATGAACGACTGTGAATAGTTTCAAAGAAGTCCCAAGCAATAATACAACCTTCTAGTTCTGGATTAGAACAGTAAGGCAAGAAACTCAAACACGGACCGCGACCTTGTACACTGTCTAATAGTGTTTGATATTTTAAGTTACTAGTAAAGATATGTTTTTGTTCCGGACGTAGTTCTTGATAATCACCTCTATCTTTTTGAAGTGAAACTTCTTCCGGACGCCAAAAATATCCAAGCATGGTTTGATTAAGTTTGTCATACTCAGGATATTTAAAAACATCATATCGTTGTGTATTTTGATCTGCACCAAAGAACATGTACTCTTTGGTGAAATCAACCTTCTCTCGGTTGAATACTGTTTTGCTCATTCTTGTCTGTGTGTCCTTTTTCTTTCTCGTCATAAAGTCCTATATAGCACAGGCGTCACAATGTTCTGAATCGTCTGCGATTGTTTCTGGTTCACCATTTGAATGTCCATTGACACCATTGGTATGACCATTAGTTCCATTTACCATTGTAACACCGTTTGTGTTTGTGTCAACCTGTGTATCTTCCAAACCTTGTGGTTGATGTGTTTCTTCTTCTGCACCTTTAAAGTCATATGTATTTTGGTAATAAGAAGTTTTCCAACCCATTTTGTATGTTGTCAGCATGTCTTTCATCATTACACTCATTGGTACTTCGTTGTTTTCGTACTGCAAAGGATTATACGACCAGTTACCACTAATGGCTTGATCAAAAAACTTCTGCATAACTGCAACGATATTGATATATCCTTCGTTGCCTTTCATGTCCCAAAGTAATGTATAAAAATTCTTTAATTGGTTATAGCCTGGAACAATCTGCTTAAGAGGCCCTTTTTTGCTTTTCTTAACGGACAAGTATCCTCTAGGCGGTTCAATTCCATTCGTTGCGTTCGACACAACGGAACTGCTCTCCGATGGCATTTGTGCGGACAGTGTTGAGTGCCGTAAGCCGTGTGCCTTAATGCTCTTTCTAAGACTAGTCCAATCATGATTTAATTTCTTTCCAACAATGTCGTCAACATCTGTTTTGTATGTATCAATAGGTAAAATTCCATCGCTGTACTTAGTCCTATTGAAGTATTCACAAGCACCTCTTTCTTGTGCTAGTGTATTACTTGCTTTTAACAGATAGTATTGGAAACTTTCAGTTAGGTCGTGAACAAGTTTCCATGCTTCTTTATCGGCATACTTGACTTTGTGCTTGGCTAGATAATGTGCTAGGCCAATATAGCCAATACCTAATGAGCGTCGAGCCTTGGTAGATTTCTCTGCCGCTTTAACAGGATATCCTTGATATTCAATAATTTCCTCTAATGCTCGAACGGACAAGTCACACAGTTCTTCAAGTTCTGAATTTTCTTTGTTAAGTGTTAATGCACCCACGTTGATTGCACTAAGAATACATAATGCAATTTCACCATTGTCGTCATCAATGTGCTGAATTGGTTTGGTAGGTAACGTAATTTCTTGACACAAGTTGCTCATGTAAACAGGATCTTTAAATGAACTGTGATTGTTACAGTGATCCACGTTCATAATATAGATACGTCCTGTTTCAGCACGTTCTTTTAATAGTGCTGTGAATAATTCTTGTGCATCAATTTTCTTTTTACGAATAGATGTTTTGCGTTCGTATTGTTCGTATAGTTCTTTAAATTTTTCTTGATCACTATAGAATGCCTCGTATAGTCCTGGGACATCATGTGGCGAGAATAGAGTTATTTCTCCACCGGACAATAGTCTTTCATACATCACTTTGTTAAGTTGAATTGAATAGTCCAACTTACGTACTCTGTTGTCTTCTGTACCTTTGTTATTTTTTAGCACAAGAATGTCTTCAATTTCATAGTGCCATAATGGGAAGTGGGTAGTAGCACTGCCACCACGCACACCGTTTTGTGTACAACTTCTTACTGTTGCTTCGTAAACTTTAAGAAATGGGACAACACCTGTGTGTGCTACTTCTCCGCCCCTGATTTTCGAGTTAATCGCACGTATACGGCCCGCATTGATACCAATGCCTGCTCGCTGAGCAATGTAATAACCGATAGCGGAATTAGAACTAAAAATGCTAGGAAGAGTATCGTCGACATCAACAAGAACACAACTAGCAAACTGCCTAATAGGAGTACGGACTCCGGCCATGACTGGTGTTGGAATGTTGACTTTAAAAAGTGAGGTCGCGTCATAATATTTTTTCACGTATTGTAAACGTGTCTCCTTTGGATATTCAGCAAACAATGTAGCCGCAATCATCATGTACATAAACTGTGGAGTTTCATAAATCTGTCCACTGCTTCTGTCTTGACACAAGTATTTGTCTACTACCTGGCGAAGACCAGCATATGTAAAGTCTTCGTTACGATCATGTTTGATAAATGTGTTTAATTTTTTTAATTCTGTTTCTGTATACTTTTCACGAATAGCAGGATCATATACACCACGTTCGATATTCTTATCAATAATCTCGGAAAGAGTTACGTGATCATAACGACCATAAACTTGTTTGTGTAGTCCGTACAACAACAATCGTGCCGCCGCGAACTGATAATTTGGTGACTCTAATGAGATAAGATCGTTTGCACTGCGAATCAAAATGTTTTGGATCTCGTCAGTTGTCATTCCATCGTAGAACTGCAAGTCCGCATTCATTTCTATTTGTGATGCTGATACTCCTGTTAGGTCGTCACATGCTTCTTCTACAACAAAATGAATCTTATCTAAATTTAGTTTCTCTTTCCTTCCATCTCTTTTGGTAATAAGAATTTCTTTAGATGCGTTCATAATGTCCTCTTTCCTTATAATAAAATTTCTATTCGTTAAGTAGTTGAGTATTTACTATCTTTAAGATAATTCAACTACTTCCTGGCAAACTACCGTGTCCGGTAACTCACTACTTAGCACAACTCTATTATTTTCATAGTCGATAGTAGTATCCTCAACTTCAACTAGATTATAATATCTTTGCGACTTTATGTCTATACTAATTTTTATCAAAACAGGCACTTTGGTAAACCTAGTAGTTAACTTCAAGGTGTATCCTATCATTAGGGGTATAGCGACGGGACAATACCGGTTTTGTTTTAATAGTTCCCAAGGCGTTGGCCATTCTTGAGAATTGTATTGATTAAGATACTTTTCTGTTGTGGGTGCTTGTTGCCAAAACTTTAAAGTTTTAGTAAAAGGATCTTTGCAACTTTCAATTGTGTTTCTAAATTCTCGCCATAAGGTAATGCGTTCATCAACGGTTGTTTCTAGAAACATCTAATACTACGCAAAATAACTTAATGAATATGTTAATGAACCGACACCATTGCCGATTGGGTTTCTATATTTTATGCTAACTGTTTCACTTCCCACAGTTGAATCAAGGTCATCTAAAACAGCAGTCCATTCAATAGCACCATCGCTGTTGCCTGTATGACTGTAACTGTCAGTAACATTAATGCTAGAATCATTTCTAATTGTAATTGTTAAACGACCCTGTCTTGTGGTATCTGCAGATGTTCCATCTTTTACAATAAGATAATCAACGTATGCAATCTTATCTTTTCTAAATGGAAGTTTAATTATTTGTGTTGGAGAATCAACTTCTGCAAGTGTTTCAGTTTTAATTCTTGATTTTGTATAATGGTATCCGTCAACATTTGGCTTGAACGGTACAGTGCTTAAAGTTGTTTGATTAATATAAGCATCTCTTTCGAAGAAATCTCCAATGCTTTCACATAAATCACTTTCAAATTTAATTACACTTTCTTGTGGACTGTTTTGTCCGTTACCGTTGTTAGATACATCAATAAAAATATTACCTGTTGATGTATGTCCCCATGGAGTTGTACCATTTGGTGCGTGTACCGCAATACCAAAATCATCAATTTTATCAAACTTGTTGTTTCTAATTAGGTACTGTCTAGGTCCTTGTGATTGTGAACCGCTACCTGAACTTGTTCTTCCAAGATCAATACCAACATGACCAAATGTAAACAAACTATCACTTATTGTAATTGTATGTGTATCATAAATGCTGTACACACCAACACCTAGTTGTGTGAATTGACAGTTTGAAATTTTTACATTTTCACTTGTTAGAGCACCTAGTCCTCTAAATTCAATTCCGCATTGAGCAACATCTAAACCATCTAATGAACTCCAATGACCTTTGAATTTCATATTGTCAAAAATACTTTCAGTTGTATTATCCAAATACATTATTGGAGCATGTGCTGTCACAGTTTGATCAACTTCAAGTGTTACTCCACTTATTAGAATATTCACAGGTCTGTAAATGTTTTGCATACTTGCAAATTGTACATATGATCCTGGTGTACTATCGCCACCTACTGTTTGAAAAATTGGTTTAGCAGTCTGACTTAGTTCAGAAGGGTCAGGATACATTTTAATAATTGTTTTATCTGGTCCATCGCCGATGATATTAGCATAAGGAGGAATATAAAGTGTTCCAATAATTTTATATTCACCTGCTTCAAACTTTAGTGTGCGTCTTGAATTAGCGTTAAACTTGTCACTTGAATTTAGGAAAATTTGATCAATAGCACGTTGTAGTGCTTCTGTGTCATCAGTAACACCGTCGCCTGCAACACCAAAACTTTTAATGCTTACTATGTCATCAAGTCTTTGTTGAATTGTTCTTTTAATAGGATCATTTGCAAACTCACCTGTTTGCACAATAGCATCTGTATTACCTTTAAATTCATACTGATCAAGTAACTCAAAAATATTTGTTTTTTCTGTTAGGATTTCTGTATTTCCTACAGCAGGAGCACCTTCGTCTACACTACCATTACCAATATATAGTTTTTGTGTATCAATGGCCCAGCCAAGTTCCGCACTGGCTAATTGTGGTAATCCTGTAATATTTTCCTTACCACGTCTGTGCTGTATTTTTGAAATTTGTACGACTGCCACTGTGTTCTCCTAATCTATAACACTATTTACCATTTAGAAGTGATGATTAGTATAGTAGTCTTCAACACGTTTTAACCATTCGTTCGACCAGTGTTCAAAATCACCAGGTTCTAGGTCAAACTGCTGATATTGACAATCACGTGAACACATGAATACATGTCCTTCGTTAATTGTAGTACCGTATACTGCGTTATGTGCTAGAGCATAAGCGGCTAACTGCATGAAGTAATCTTCAACCCATTCCTTTTTCTTAGGTTTGTTAGTTTGTTTAAAGTCCATAATAGCAGGCTTGCCTTTGTACACACCTACTAAGTCAGTTGTACCCGAATACATTTCAGGATAGTATAATGCTTGTTCAATACCCCATATTTCATCTACATCACACAGTGCATTTTTGATAATTTCATCAGCCATTTTGTTTGCTTGTACATGAACTAGATTATTGCCAGGCTTGCGTTCTTCTCCAATAAGAAATCGTTCAAGGTTGTTATGCATTGCTGTACCAACACCTGCGGCTTCGGTTGTAATGCGTTGTGCTTCTTGTTCACCTACACGTTTTTTCCATGCGTTTAAATGCGTCATATCCTTCGTTTTACTTAGGATAGTTGTAACGCTTGGTGTTTTAGTACCATCAGGTGCTTCGTAAAGTCTTTTGCCTTCTAGATTGATTTGCTTTACTGAATGATATTCGTAACGTTCCACATAAGGTGGTGGGGTAAGTTGTTCCATTAAATTAAAATCCTATATAGTTAACAGTAATTATAACGTAATAGGTTAGGGAAAGTCAAGTTATGAGCGGCGGTTTGTTGCTCGTTTTGCCATCTTTTCTACGTTGTTGGTAGGACTAGAGTCAACATTA